CTGTGCGAAATTTAGCAAAAAGCGCCGTTCTTTTGGCCAAAGCCCACTACAGCGAAAAGAAAATGATTCGCATGATGGACGACTTTGGTCGCGTTATACACGAAGAGCTAGACAGAGAAAATATTGTCGAAGACCCAGAGGTGTTTTTGCAAGCAGGATCGCTCTTTAGGAAAGAGGCCCACGATCGTGACGCAAAGGTTATGGAGCTATTTAATCTTGGCCTTATCGACAAAGAAACTGCCATGTACGAGCTTTCATTCCGAACGTCTAACTCAAGAGTGAGCGAAAAGGTAAGGGCGCTTGCACACGCACAACAAATATTAGATGCGGTAAAACAAGGGTTTCCGATTGAAATTTATGCAACTGATGACCTTGATGCGTTTGATAGGGTTTTCAAAGACTTTATGCAAACCAAACAATACTACGACATGCCTATTGAGCAGCAAGATTATGTTTCAGATGTGTACACCTCCATTGTTTCCTTTGGAAAAGGGCAGCAGGTGTACGATATGATGATGAAAGAGCGCCTTGTGTTTCCAAAAGAAATACAACCAGGAACGAGCCCGCAACAAACAGCCCAACAGGCCGCATTGCCACAAAGCGAGCTTGCTGAACAGCAGGTTGCAGGAGAGGCTGTGTCTAACGCTGCTGATGCTTTTGGTGCTGAAGAGTCTGTGTCAAGAATTAGCCAAAGGTCAGAGGCGCTTATATCTCCATTTGGAGGGAATCTATAATGATTGTCAGCCAAATTGTTTCGCTGTTTAGAGCGTACTGTGACGAGCCTGACGCAACATTTCTTACTGATGCCGATGTAACGTCGTACCTTAGAGAGGGTTATGACGAGTTTAGAAGAAAGGTATCAGTGTTAGACCCTTATGTTTTTGCCATTGATGTAGACATCGCAGTAAATCTTGACTCTTACGATCTAGCAGATGCGGCAAACCCCGTGGTTCTGCTTGGACCAACGGCAGGACTAAACCCTGGCCCACCTACAGCGCCAAGACTTATGCAGCTTGTAAGTGTTCGCGTGCAAGGCAACTCCAACAACATTGGCTCGTATCAATACAAAGGAACATCAACCTTTAAGGGGCTTGTTAACAGCTATAGAACCTATCTTCTCATGGGGACAAAACTGTTGTTTTCAGAGAATGTTGGCCAAACACTTACCCTTAGCTACATACCTGAGCAAAATGTAACCTGGACCGCAGCGTCAACGGATTTGCCAGACAACCTCACGCAATTTCATGACATGATTGCCTTGTATGCAACAAAGCAATACCAGATTAGAGATGCTGCAATTAACAACCCCTTAATGATGCAGCTTCAGCAGAGAGAAAGAGACCTAGAGGCTTACATTGTTACTCGAAATATTGATGGGCCGCACTATGTCCAAAGGACAATAGATAGCTACGAGGACTTTTAATGGCTGTTAAGGGCGAAGAGGTTGAGTTATTAGGGCGAGGCATTGAGCAAATATCGCCGTCTAACGGCAGTTTTGCTTTTAATATGCTGTACCGCCGTGGTGCCTGGGAGGTGCGCGAAGGCTTTGGGCAAGTCTCTGAGTATTGCACAACAGTGTCTATGCCAAGCTACACAGTAAGGCCTGATGACTTTGGCATTGATAAGCACTTAGGGTCACACCTGTTCACAACAAACACAGGACACAAGCAAATACTTTCAGTCTTTTCTGCTGTTGCTAACAGTGCAAACTTAACCGCTACAGATGTTTCCGGGCAGGTGTCTACACCAAGAAATCAACCCATTGACATCTATGTAGTCCAGATAGACGACCTTACTGATGGAACGCGATATGAGGAATGTTTGGTTCGCCAGACGTCGAGAAACCATAGTGACATTGCAGCAGGAACGTTTGCGCAAACAAACTTTGGAATACCAATGTATTCTTGGCATGGTCATTATGAAACATTTAGGGACGTAGATAGGCAGTCATGGGTTTCTGCATTCAAGCCTAAACCGTTTTTCTTTCATGAGTACCAGGACGCTTTGTTTTTTGGAAACGAAGTTGTGGGAACTTGGGTTTACTATCCAACTCACTTTAACCACAGGAGGCGTGAGCGAAATGGGTTCGTCACCACAGAAGTAAATAACGAATGGGGTCAGACATTGAGCGAGTCATGTCGGATTCATGACGTCACGTTCTCCTCTGGTACAAAAAACTACCCATACTTTAACAACGCTTCGCTTCCCGACTTTGTAGACATGACATCTATATCGTCTATTGCTGTGTATGCGGCAGAAAGAACAATATACTTTTCAGACCCTGAGCGGCCCGCTGCAATCATTGCATCAAACTTTCAGAACGTTCCTTGCGACAAAGACATTGTTGCCATTGAAGAGTTGTTTGGAAACCTTTATGTGTTCACAGAGTCGGAAACATTTGTGTACAGGTTCCCTGGAAACTCTCTGCTGCAAAGCGGTGGTCAGTTTTCTCAAATTTCAAACAACATAGGATGTGTAGGGCCAAATGCTGTTATGAAGGTTGAAGGCCGACTTATGTGGGCTGACAAAAACGGCGTTTATTCAACAACAGGAAACTTTACCGTTCAAAACATTGGAGAGCCTGTTGAGCGGTTTTTTACTGACTTTATGACAAATCCGCTTACTTCGTATTACACAGAAAGCGGAACAACAACCACATCCAACAAGCAGCCAACAAGCGTATTGCAAGCAGACTTAGAAGGCATAAATATGTCTTACTGCCCTAAATACGAAGCCTTGTTTATAACCTTCCCCTACAATAACTGCTCACTTGTTTATGCGCAGCAACGGTGGTCTTTGTGGGCTAACGAGTCAATAGTTCATGTCGATGTAGTAACGCCAAAGGTTGGGCTTACTGAAAACATTACAATGCCGTGGATCGTTGCTGACTCAGATAGCATTTACATGGTTGGCTCAAAAGACACTCAAACAATCGACGATAAAAGCGGATCAAACAAAGATGTGGTTGCTAATGCTTATTATCTTCTTGAGTATGGAAGAGGCGGGTCTATTGACAGAAGTGTTGATGATGAAGATATGCGTAGCCCAACGGGGTTTTGGCAATCACAAACGCACGCAACAACAACAACTGGTTACTTTTATTACGGAAAACCGTGGCGATTAGACACGGGTTATAAGTTTAGAGGGTATCACCCTAAGCTCACAAAAGACGATCAAGTTTACCTTGTTCCTTTAACTATGGTTGTTCCGAGCACATTTGCTGGAGTCGGCACGGTTGCTATTGAGTCTCATTTTGGTTTTGACTCAACACATTGGGAGCCCATAACGACCGCCCTTGGTGGCACTGATGTGGACTTTATTTTGCCATCAGAAAGATGTGCTGGCGAAACAGGTTGGGGGTATGGTGCGGCAACGGCATTGTCTAGGGTTAGCGTTGTCGGTGGAAACAGCATTCAGCTTGAGTTTAACTCTGCCAATTCACCAAGCTCAGTTGCTGGCGTTCCAGACATAAACGCTAATGTAAATCGCAACACTCATTTAATGTGGATCCCTTTTAAAAGGCTTCAAACTCAAGATTCAAATTATGGAATAAACATACAGCCTGTTTATGGGGCAACGTCTCAAATGATTACCCCAAACGGCGGGGCTGCCGTTTCCCCTCTTGTCTATGTTTGGTTTCAACACTTTATTGGTAATAACGAGCTACGAAGACGAGACTCTGTAGCCCAACCAATAGACTGGGCATACAAAAGCGGCCATGTAGGGTTAAGGGGAGAAACCCTTATGAAAGCGCGTGGTCTTTTTGCTAGGGTCATGAGTCATGGAGCCGGCAATCCGTTAGACTATGTAAAACTAAACTGGAACTTTGGCCTGTTTAACAGCCTTTTGAGCACTGATCGAAAAGGCTGGATGAGCCAGGTTGTAGATTTTTCTGGCGTAAATGCCGATGCTATCGTTGATTTAGGCAACAAATCCACCATTCGAACCCGCGTTCTTTCTAGCGGGTCTTTAGTTAAAAACGTTTTTGGAACTGGCGGGGTGCCTTCAACCATGTTTTACGCAGGTGCAGGCGGAACTGGAAACTGTTTAATTGGTGATGAGCAAACATCGGTTATAGCCACAAGCGATTCTGCCAAGGGCTCTATGTTCAGCTACATGGTTTTTGGCCACATGCAGGTAAGGGCGCAGCGCTTAAAAATAGAAAGCCTTAATGCGCTTATAAGGCCCTTGTCACCTGGCAGAAGAAGGACGGGACACTAATGCCAAACGTACCGTTGCCATACACTTACTCGTCAGACTCAACAAAAGACTTGGTAGAGATTCGAGCGCAAGAGCGGGACACTCAAATAACTGACATCGTAAATTCTTTGTCAATAGTTACAGCAAAAGACGAGATAGTAGAAGACCAAACAGACGACAACTCCTTTAACTTATCTGCGGACTTTTTTGAGACCTCTTTAAAAACTAAAAGACCTTTTACCGTTTACAAGGGCATGGCCGGAACAACTGTCACAAGGCAGTCTTTAATTGAAGTGCAAGGCACTTTTGACACTGTGCATTTTCAAGGACCTGATAGGCCAGGTGTTTTGCTTAAGATAAAAGAAAATGCGGTAGCTATGTTTAGAAACTGCGTGTTTGATTTAATCAAACCAGATGACAGCAATACATGGATTGAAATAGAAAACGGTGCAAAGGTTATTTTTGTTGGGTGCATTTGGAAAGGAACGCCTACTTCTGGTTTTTATTTAACCCACACGGGCGCTAATGCTAATGTCCAGGTGGTGGCATCATACGCGCCCTCGACAGCACCAGGGGCTGTGTTTGGTAACTCCACCCTGACGGCGGTAATATAATGTACAGAGAACACCCTCGACACATGACTAACCAGCAGTTTTCAGACGCCACCACTATTGATGGTAGCAGGTTAGACTCTGCAATGGAGGACATTGAGCGTCACTTTAACGAAGTGCCACAGGGTGATGTAAAAACAAAGTGGACCTCGACATCTTATGTTATGTCTTGGTGCCCAACACCTGCTGCCGCTGTTTTAAAGACACACAGTTTTCCATGGTTAAAGTCTGTAAACGAGCCGACAGAAGTGGTTGGCGCTAACCCAGACTCTCTTGCAAACCCGTTTAGGGTAAAGGGGTTTGACATACCGGGCGTAAACCCACAGCCGCAAGCTGTTTTAGGGTCACAGCTTATGCAGCGCCAGTACCACTCAACAGTTGGGCTTGAGTTTGTTCGCCCTGCAATTATTACGCATTTAGACGTAATGCTCTTAGTTGATGATCGTGCAGGCAGAGGTGCAACTTCTTATGCAAACACGTATCAGTACGGAGCAACGAAAACTCCTCCTGGCTTTGCACCAAACTCAAACAGCAAAGATTTTAATTTCACACTACAGGTCGATGCCCCAACAGGCCCTGAAGACAGGCAGCTTAGTCCAATAGAAATGATTAGGCATAATTTTACTTTAAATATGTCGCAAGCAAGCAACATTTCTTGGCCAAATGTAGGGTCTTTTTTTGACATGGCCCCTGCTGGTTTTCCATCGATTGGATTTACTGGTTTTGTTGAAAAAGTTGAAGGTCCTTTTCCCGTGCATAGAAACAGCCGCGTGCGATTAACAATGACAATACCTCCTGCAATAGACAATTCAGACGCAGGAAGGCCATACGATTCTTCCTGGGGTGAAGAGCCTTGGTCAAAGCAGCAGTTCAACGTAACCATGCACGTTCTTGAGGAGCTTCTTTAATGGCTAAAGTTACTCGAACAAAGCTAGCTCGCGGAACTAAATTAACACCCGAACACACTCATGGGCTGCTTAATAATGCAGCTACTCAAATTAACTCTGCAAACGTTTCTGTTGAGCAACTTGAGGCAGAAGAGTCAGCATTTAGAATAAACTGGTACTTTCCCTATTTAAGCACAGATTTTCCATTTGGTTTGCACACAAACGTATCCCTTGATACTAAGCAAAAGTTTTGTATTCCATTTACGTTGCCGCCTACACAGGATTATTTTGTAGCAAGCTCGTCTGGGGAGAACCTTACTCGTGATCAACCTCAAATGGTTTTAGAGGAAGTTTCTTTTTCTTTTGATCAACGCGGAGAAGGGGCTGCAATTGTTGGGCACCACAATGATGATGGGACTGTTCAGACAAAT